GATATTACCGGAAATGCAAAAATTGATGGTAATTTAACATTAGGTGGTAACATTACAATTGGTGACCAAACTACTGATACCGTTGCTGTAAATGCAAATTTAAGTTCTTCATTAATACCATCGGCAACTAATACATTTGATTTAGGTTCATCTACTAAAATTTGGAGAGACCTTTATATTTCAACAGGTTCAATTAAGTTTGTAGCGGGAACATCTGTTGTAAAAGAACTTACTCTTGCAACTATTACTGGGTTGGAAAACGCAACGGGTTCCAATGATACTAAATTTAATACATTAGCAACCTATACAGGTTCGGTTGAAACTAGATTGACTCAAATCGGTGTAGTTAGTGGTTCATTAATTAGTTCAGCATCTGCTAACACAATATCAATAACAAACATCAATACATTTAGTGGTTCTCAATTAACTCAAAATACTGCTTTAGCAACAATTACAGGCTCATTAATTACAACGGCATCTAATAGCATTCAAAGATTAGGGGCAATTGAAAGTGTAAGTGGAAGTTGGATTACTGAAAGCGAAACATCTTCATTTGCTAGAACCAATACTTCAAATACATTCGCAGGAAACCAAGCAGTAACCGGAAACTTAGTAGTAACGGGTTCAATCACAGCAAATGAGTTTTACGTTACATATGTAACATCATCTGTAATGTATAATAGTGGTTCAAATAGATTTGGAGATTCGGCAGATGATTTACAACAATTAATTGGTGTAGTAGAAATTACGGGTTCAATTAAAGGTACTCAATTTAATAATTTAGCAACAATTACTGGCTCTTTAATTACAACTGCATCGAATCACGAACAAAGAATAGCAGCAAATGAATCAGTAAGTTCATCATATGCTAGAACGAATTTAAGTAATACGTTTAGTGATAATCAAATAATTAGTGGTAACATAAATCTAACGGGTAAATTAACTGCTGGATTAGCTGTAAGTGCTAGTGCATTAAATATAAATAAAGCTGACGGAAACGTTCAAATTGAATTATCTAATTCAACAACAGGCAGAGGATTCCATTTAATATCATATAATGGTGATTCATTTTCAATTCATAATTCACTAACGGGACTTAGCACATTCAGAATTGATTCTGGTTCTACTGGTTATCACACTCATTTATTTGGTGATTTATTTGTATCATCCGGTTCTATTGAAGTATCAGATGGTATTACGGGTTCAATTGCAGCAACAAACGGAATAGTTTCTGGTTCATCACAAATAACTTTACAATCAACAACCGGATTTACATCATACAATTCGGCATTAGCAACTATAACAGGTTCTTTAATATCATCGGCAAGTGCTGATAGAGTTTCAATTACAAATATAAACTCTGCAACTGCGAGTTTGATAATTGAAACTACAAACTTAGAAACTTTCAGTGCATCAGTATTGACTAGATTAACAGAAGTCGGTGTTGTCACTGGTTCTTTAATTAGTTCAGCAAGTGCAGCAGCTATTGCAAATTCAAACCAAAATACGTTTACTGCATCTGCAAACACTTCAATATCAAATTTACAAACAACAACTGCAAGTTTAAACACTTCAGTAACCAATTTAAACTCATTCAGTTCTTCTGCATTAACAAGATTAAGTGCATTAGAAACTGAAACTGCAAATTTAGAAACAACAACTGCAAGTTTAAACACTTCGGTAAGTAACTTAAACTCATTTAGTAGTTCGCAATTAGGTAAAGATGCTACATTAGCGACTTTAACGGCATCCTATGATGGTAGATTCAGTACAATATCAACTGTTACATCATCTTATGATGGTAGATTTAGTACATTGGGTACTTATACGGGTTCAGTAGAAGGAAGATTCACTACTTTAGCAGCTTTGACTGGTTCTAATTCTACTAGATTATCTAATTTAGAAACAACTACTGCAAGTTTAAATACTTCTGTAAGTAATTTAAATTCATTCAGTTCATCTCAATTGGGTAAAGATGCTACATTAGCAACGCTTACATCTTCTTATGATGGTAGATTTACAACCATTGGTTCAGTAACCGCATCTTATGATGGTCGCTTCACTTCATTAGCAACTTATACGGGTTCAAATGATACTAAATGGTCTACATTAGGTTCATTAAGTGGTTCATTTGCAAGAACTAATAGTGCAAACATATTTAGTGGTAATCAAACCATTACAGGTTCATTATTCGTATCACAAGATTTAGTAGTAGCAGGTTCTTCATCTATCCAAAATATTAGTTCTTCAACTTTAAACATTGGAACTAATTTAATAACTGTTGCAGTAAATCAACCATCTGTAAGATTCGGTGGATTGGCAGTAATAGATAGTGGTTCATCAGGAGCATCCGGTTCATTGTTATATGATTCGGTACAGGATGAGTTTATATTTGTTCACAAAGGAAACGGAACTAATGTAACTTCTTCTCACTTCATATTAGGACCTGAAACAATTGATAATTTAGGTAACGAAACTTATTTAACAAATAATAGAGTTCCAAAAGGAAGTGGTAAAGAACATTTAAATGATTCACAAATTAGTGATGATGGGACAACTGTAACTATTCCTGGAGCATTGACTGTGACTGGAAATATAACAGGTCCAATTACAGCAACAAATGGTGTAGTTTCAGGCTCATCTCAAGTTATTAGTATATTGACTTCTTTAAATTCATATACTGCAAGTAATGATACTACAAACACATCACAAAATACTTCAATTACTAATTTAAATAGTACAACAGCAAGCTTAAACACTTCTGTAACTAATTTAAATTCTTATACAAGTTCATTCCCAACAGCAACGGTAGCTTTATCAAATAAAACTATAAGTGGAGCATCGAATACTTTATCAAACATTGGTAACTCTTCTTTAACAAATAGTTCAATTACAATAGCAGGTACTTCTACTTCATTGGGTGGAAGTATCACAGCGGCAACAATATTACAAGGAACTGGTGTGATTTCTGGTTCATCTCAATTGACAACTGATTTTGATAGTAGATATCTTAATACAAATGGCGATTCCGTTGTTTCGGGTTCTTCTCAAATATCACATGATTCAACAACTGGCTATTCAGCAAATAGACACGTTGACCACACAGCGGTAACAATAACCGCAGGAAGCGGTTTAACAGGTGGTGGAGATATTTCGACAACTAGAACCATTTCAATCGCAACAGGCGGAGTAACTAACGCTATGTTGGCAGGTTCAATTGCAAATGATAAATTAACAAATAGTGCAATTACCATCGCTGGTACATCTACATCTTTAGGTGGTACTATTACTTTAGCAACAATCACAGGAAATAGTGGAATAGTATCCGGTTCATCTCAAATTACAAATACCGTAGTTTCTGGCTCATCTCAAATTACGTTATCATCTACTACTGGGTATTCTGCAAATCAGCATGTAGACCATACGGCAGTTTCAATAAGTGCAGGTAATGGTTTAAGTGGTGGCGGTACAATCGCAGCAACTAGAACATTATCATTAGATACAACATCTGCAACATTTACATCGGGTGTAACAACTCAAAATAACGCATTAGGTGTAGTTTCTGGTTCAAAAACAATTAGTGGTATCACATTAGGTTCTAACTTAGCAACGTTAACAATTGGTACGGGATTAAGTGGAACTTCATATAATGGTTCTACCGCAGTAACAATTGCAAATAGTGGTGTATTATCAAATATAGCAGGAAGTGGAATTTCAGTATCCGGAGGAACTGGTAACGTAACAATTACAAATACCGGTGTAACTTCAGCAGTAGCTGGTACGGGTGTTAGTGTGAGTGGAGCAACTGGCGCAGTAACAATCTCAATCGGACAATCGGTAGCAACTTCAGCAACTCCAACTTTCGCAGGTTTAACAATCAACGGAGCAATTACAGCAACGGGAGATATTACCGCATACTATACTTCAGATAAAAGACATAAGAATAACATTCAAATTATTCCAAACGCTTTAGAGAAAGTATCTAAATTGAATGGTGTAACTTGGGAATGGAATGATGATGTAAATGAAGTAACAAAATCAACTCCAAAGACTGGTTTAATAGCACAAGATGTTCAATCAGTATTGCCTGAAGTTGTAAAAGAAAGAGAAGATGGATTCTTATCATTGGATTATTCAAAAATGATGGGTCTAATGGTTGAGGCAATTAAAGAACAACAAACACAAATTCACAAATTGAATTTAGAAATAGAGGTTTTAAAGAAACAAAAAGGGTTATAATTTAATGTATGATGTTTATTACACCACCGCTGGAGGCCCTTGGTTCAACAGCGGTGCTGATATATGGGTAACCGAATGGATAAAAGAAGTGGCACCACATTTAGAAGTGAAGCCACTTCTAC